TGTGCCTGATACCCGACTGCAACGGCATCATCAGCAGCTTTCGTCTCACTGCCTAAAGCCGTAGACTGGATCCGCGATACAGCAGAATCGTTTTTATTAGCATGATATCCAATGGAAACATTTTTCCCTTCCGATGTGTTTCCGCCTGCTCCGATATTGGTCCCAGCTTCAGAACCAATGGCAACATTATGATCGCTTTTGACATCATTTCCCGTTTTGTAGCCAATTGCAATGTTCTGTTGTCCGTCAATATTGTTGCCAGCACCGTCTCCGATGACTACATGGGATCCCTTCGCCCCTAATACATCCCCTACCATACCTACCCCTGCATTAGGGCCAAGTACGACAGACCGGACGGCATTGGCACTGGCATCTTTGCCCAAAACCACAGAAGCACTGCTCCCAGCAACAGCTCCGTTCCCAAGAGCAACAGCATCTGCTCCACTGGCTTGCGCACTCTTACCCATAGCCAAGGCATCTGCTCCACTGGCGACTGCCTCTGTTCCAACCGCAATGCTGTCAGCTCCAGAAGCAGCCGCACTTTTGCCTAGAGCCAGTGCGCCTTCCGCCTCAGCCTTTGCGCTGTCTCCAATCGCTGCAGCACTATGACTGTTTTGCGTCACAGCAGCATTGTTGCCCATCGCAATCGCATGATTCGAAGCAACCGTACGGGCCTTCGTTCCAATTGCCATGCTGTTATCGTTGAGCTGAGCATTGGTCCCATCATTATAGACCGTCGCTCCATCCCCCAGGGCAATCGAAGAGTTTCCCCGAGCATTGGCTGCATCACCGATGGATATGCTTGCTTTGCCTCCGCCTATAACCACAGTAGAACTGTCGCCATCAGCCGTCATACCGTTAAAAGATCCGCTGACAGCTTTTCGGCCAATGGCAATACTGTTATCAGCAGATGAAGCAGAACGAGCAGCATCGCCCAGCGCCACAGAATCTTTGCCGTTTGCTTTTGCACTGACACCGATGGCAACAGCATCTTTCCCCACCGCTGCAGCGTCCTCTCCTGTGGAATTGGCACGGAAATACTTCATTCCCGGTTTTGTTTTATCCAAGCCTAAAGCAGAATTCACATTTTTTAGTTCTGTAATATCGGCCGTATTATTGTCGATTTTTCCTGTATTGGCTGTAATCGCATTTTTATTCGCCGCAATATCCGTCTTGTTTTTCTGGATGTCATTGGAATTTTGGCTGATTCCGACCTTATTGTTAGCGATCTCTGTGCTGTTATCCGCAATTTTGTCCGTATTGGCAGCAATAGCTGTTTGGTTATTTTGTACGTCTGTTTTTACTGCATCCACTTCTGCACTGGTTGCGACCCCATCAGTGGATATTGTGATTGTCTTTGTTGTGTCATTTTTAGTTACAGAAATGTTAGTTCCGGCATTCAAAATATCACCGTCATGAACAACTTCAGCGCTACCATAAAGTGCACTTCCAAATACAAGCACAGCTGTTAATACGGTACTAGTCAGTACCCCCCCCCCGATTTAATAATTATTCTTAATAAAGAATTGCCCGACGTTTTCCCGCCATTTTTTGCTAATTCTGAAACAACCTGGTACTGCCCTTTTGCGTGATTGAATATAACCTTGTAAATTCTATTCAATCTAATCGCCTCCTTTATATTAAAAATAGCATAAAATAACACTCAGCACCTTTAATAGATTAGTTAAACTTTATACGGTGCACTTTTTCTTATTTTAACATCATTTTACTTCCTAAACAATATAATGGACCCATGAATTCAGACCAGTAAATTTATTTTTAAGTGTATGATATAATCCAATTAAATATGGAGGAACACATCATGCCAAAAAGAAAATACACATCTGAATTCAAAAGCAAAATTGTCTTGACCGTATTACAAGGCGAAAAAGATATCAACCAAATTAGTGCAGAACATGTTCTAAATCCCATGATGGTCAGAAAATGGAAACAGGACTTTTTGGCAAATGCCTATCTTGCCTTTGGGACAAACACTGAGCGAAAAACGGCTCAGAGGAAGGAGGAAGATCTGAAGAAAAAGAACGATCAGATGCTGAAAACCATTGGACAGCTTACCCTGGAACGTGATTTTCTTCAGGACTGCTTTCGCCAAGCTGGAGCACCCATTCCACCCATTCCACCCATTCCACCCATCCCAGACTATGATCAAAAAGAATCATGACCTATCTGTGCGTCGGCAATGTCAGCTACTGGGTATCAATCGATCGAGCCTGTATTATCAAGAAAGGCCACAAAATACAACATACCAAGCCCTGCAAGAAGATCTGATGAAGCAAATAGACAAAATCCATACGCAGTTTCCTTATATGGGATCACGAAAGATCGTTATCAAACTCAAGGAAAATGGGTACAATATTTGTCGTAAGACTGTACGGCGTCTCATGCAAAAGATGGGAATCTACGCAATTTATCCAAAGCCTAATTTGTCCAAGCGAAACAGCAAAGAGGCTGTGGTGCCGTATTTGCTTCGCAATTACGATGCTCGGTTTCCTAATCAGGTATGGTCCATCGATATTATCTACTTACCGATGAATCGCAGCCATATGTATTTAACAGCCATTATTGATTGGCATAGTCGTAAAATTGTTGGACACTATTTGTCGGATACGCTGGACGCATCATCAGTCATCTTGGCTGTCAAAGAGGCCATTTCTCAACATGGCGTGCCGGCAATCATCAATTCAGATCAAAGATCTCAATTCACAAGTCTCGAATACAAGAATGTGTTAAAGGCATTTGGGATTCGCCAAAGCATGGATGGAAAGAGTCGTTGGGCAGACAACATCATGATTGAGCGTTGGTTCCGCTCGCTCAAGACAGAGCTGATCTATCCCAACGAATTTTCATCTCCAAGAGATCTTCGTAAACGAATTAGCGAGTATGTTACAGAATACAATACGCTTCGCCCACATGCTGCACTTGATTATGTAACACCGGATGCCGTATATTATTCACATTTTTCTCAGTCGTTAACAGAAGTCGCGTAATAAGCTTAAAAATTTTTACTGTGGTCTAGACAAGGGGCCCATTATAAATCATAACATGAAGGTATTCGCTACGGATCTTTTTATGTGTTCAGTTTCATTATACAATTAGCCAATATAAAAATTCTCGAGAATACTCCTTTTATTCCTATTTTACCTATTATTATCAGACTTTTCTGTACAACAATGATTTTCCGGAGAAAAATATGCTATCATGAAAGATAGGAACTAACAGAAAGGAGATCTATCCCTATGAACTTCAATTTTTCACAACTCTTAGACCTCAAGGGCGACTCGGCCCCATTCTCTGAAATCCGACAGCGGATCGCGTCCGATGCTTCGGTGAAAGGCGCAAATCTCGTCATTCTAATCACCGCAATCCTCATTGCGTCCGTCGGCCTCAATATGAACAGCACCGCAGTCATCATCGGTGCCATGCTCATTTCCCCTTTAATGGGTGGCCTTGTCGCAACAGGCTACGGAATGGCAACCTATGACATGCAATTTATCAAGGATTCGATGGTAAAGCTTGGCTTCCAAGTCTCCTTCGCCTTGATTACCTCGGCGATTTATTTTTCTCTTTCGCCCATCAGCGATGCATCTTCCGAACTCTTAGCGCGCACATCCCCGACCATCTGGGACGTTATCATCGCACTAGCAGGCGGTATCGCTGGCGCCATTGGTAACACCCGAAAAGAAAAAACGAATGTCATTCCAGGCGTTGCTATTGCCACGGCCTTGATGCCACCGCTTTGCACCGCAGGCTACGGCATCGCCACGCATTCTTCTACCTTCGTACTTGGCGCGCTCTACCTGTTCTTTATCAACGCATTCTTTATCACGCTTTCCGCATTCTTAGTCTTCAAGGTGCTGCGCGTACCGGCATCGACGACGGTCAACGAAAGCCACATGCAATACCAGCGGACCATTCTCCTAATCGCGGGCATCGTCATCACCATCCCTAGCATTTACATGGCCTATCTAACAGTCAACGACAACATCCGCGATACGCAGATCAAAACGTTTATAGCAAAAGAAGTCGCCTCTGAAAAAGTGAGTGCCGTATCGTATGCCTTCAAAGATGGACTCTTAACGGTCGATCTCATTGGAACACCACTAACCGAGGATCAGGTGGCAGAACTCCAGGCCTCGATGCAGTCGTATTCCAAACTGACAGATGCCAAGTTACACATCGTGCAAGGCAATGTAAACACCATCGGTCAAAAAGAGATTCAACAAATCATCACGAACCGGATCGAAGGACTGGTTGCCAACGATAAAGGAAAATCCTATAAAGAGCTCGCGAGACTTTATTATCCGGCCTACCAAACACAGCAAAGCGATGAACAAATCACCGTTGCTATGAATGCTCAGCTCCCTGCGCTATTTCCACAAATTGTTGCCGCCCAAGGCAGCACCATGCCCGCCCACAGTACGGACGCAAGCACATCAGGCAGTCAATCACAACAATTTCTTGCAAAACTCACTGTCTCGGCCCCACTTTCCCCGACCGATGCCGCGAAGATCCAGCAATGGCTCAAAACACAGACCGACAGCCCTGTTTCGCTCATCGTACAAATGCAAGGACAGGATAGCAGTTTCTACGGCAATGGCATTGCTTGGGAATAAACCGTTCCAGCTTCCGTTGGTAGAAGAACCGCCTCTGAAACACTGCCTCGGACGCGCTTTGCGGTCATGACTGCAAAGCCGCACATCTTGTAGACATTGTAGTTTCGCAAGAACTGGCTGACATGGAATTCGGCAAAGAATTGACGAATCTTGGAAGATGATACTTCACATGAGTGATGATATTGTACAATATTCATGGCATAAGCCTTCCGTTTGTGTTGTGGATTTTCGTTACTTTTATTATACAAAACGGAATGAGTTCATGCTATTTTTATTTCGCGGATTACTAATAAAGATAAATCAGCGGGGTATCAACTGTGAAGCTTAAGTTAATAATATATGAATGCTATACATTAACATACTGTACTCCGTTTTCCCGGAAAGTCATGTCGTTTCTCTCTTGCATTTCCAAATATCCATTTATGCTTTGATTTCTGTGCCATCTTTAAAAGTCACCCAAATATCATCTTTCTCATTTACAGTAATGAAATCTACCAAACTGCACCACAGTCTTTTATCAAAAATGCTAATAAATTCCTGTTTCTGTAAATTTTCAATAAATCTTTCTAGCTGCTGGCCCCTACTTGTACGCTGTTTCATGGTATCGCAAATCTGGTCATACTTTATTTTTATTTTTTCATAGCGGTTAACTAGCTCGCTGTACTCTTGGTTATATTGCACTTGATCCTGTGTCAAGCAAGCATTTTCGGAGATGAGTTGCTGAACCCGTTCTGCTAACAGGTTCATATTGAATTCTAATGCGTTTCGTTTCTTTTCCAAATCTGTAGTATCAACTAGGCGAATCTTTAACAGAATAATATTGCTAAGGATCTCATCTTTATTCTTGATAAGTTGATTGACTGCTCGGACAAATATATTTTCTATCTCATTTTCAGTCAGATGTGGCGTCTTACAATGTCTCTTGAACTTATCATTACAGCGATATACGGTCTGGCGGTATTTATCAGTCGAGTGCCAAACTTTGGCTCCGTACCAACTGCCGCACTGTCCACATTTGATTTTGCTGGAGAAAATGGAGATACCGCTATGACGAATTTTACTATTTTTTCTCTTCCGCATCTCTTCCTGTACCAAGTCAAATACCTGTGGACTGATAATAGCCTCATGGTTATTTTGCACATAATATTGCGGTACTTCCCCTTCGTTCCTCTTACTTTTTTTCGTAAGAAAGTCCACCGTAAATTTCTTTTGAAGCAACGCATCACCTTTGTACTTTTCATTCATGAGAATACTTCGCACCGTGTTGGGTCTCCATATTTTGCACCTCGCAGGTGTTGGAATCTTTTGCTCTGTCAATTTCTTTGCAATAGAATGAAAGGTGTACCCGCTAAGATATAAACGATAAATCAGTTTTACTGTTTCTGCCTGCTCTTTATTCACTACCAGATTGCCGTCCGCTCCCCTGTCATAACCAAGAAAATGACTGAATGCCAAACTGACCTTCCCATCAGCAAACCGTTTCCGATGTCCCCAAGTGACATTTTCTGATATACTCCTACTTTCCTCCTGTGCTAGGGAACTCATAATAGTAATAAGAAGTTCACCTTTGGCGTCTAGTGTCCAGATGTTTTCTTTTTCAAAGTAGATTTCGACCCCGTTATCTCTCAACTTACGTACGATTGTCAAGCTATCCACCGTATTCCGCGCAAAACGGCTGACCGATTTCGTAATGATAAGGTCAATTCTGCCATCTATTGTATCACGAATCATACTTTTAAAGCCTTCCCTATGCAAGGTATTTGTCGCTGAAATTCCTTCATCCGTGTACATCCCAGCGAATTCCCAGTCGCTGCGTCCCTTTATATAATTTGTATAATAGTCAACCTGTGCTTCATAACTTGTAAGCTGTTCATCCCGGTCGGTTGAAACGCGTGCATACCCGGCGACCCTTCTCTTTTTCTGGCTATGAATAGGTTTTTCTGTGTAATTCTGTAGTGTAGCTGGTATGACCTGCACTTTTTTCATGGCAATTGCACCTCTTTATTTTCTCCAGAATAAAACCGGAACAACAGGGTCCGATTCTTCTGAACCTCAATCCATTCCACCTGTTCCCGAAATTTTTGCTCATCAAATGTAGATTCGCCAAGAAGGGCTGCCGCTGTTTTTTTCAGCCAATCTTCTTGGATGCCGCTAGTGTGGACACATTTATATTTGTTCCGACTCCGCCAATACGCTACTCTTCTATTTTTACGTGTTTCCAAACAACGGACAAATTTCACATCACAAGTCGGGCAAAAGATACGTTCTGAAAAGGCACTATAACGGCTGGACAGTCCACTTTTACGGTATTGGACCATTCTTTGCTGTACTTGTTCCTTCCGTTTCTCCGTCCACATATCCTTTAACGCTGTCGATTTCCATGGCTGCTTAATAACCTTGCCGTCCTTTAAGTAAAATAGCAAGGAATGATAAGCCGGCACCACTATTTTCTCTACCCTCTGTAAAAACTCAGTCTTATCAAAAATTGCCATTTCAAGCGCACTCATACAAGCGCGTTCAAGAGCAGGCTGTGGAATGGCACCATAGGCTCCGCACCGTTCCTCCGCTTTTCCTTTATTTGACAGGCACGACCAATATTCACTCGGTTTGCCTTTGTACTTTCTTATGTTATGGATGTAGCTCTTTCCACAAATACCGCACTTGATGATTCCTGTAAAGCAGGATGTGTTTAGGAAATTTCTGGCATATCCGCCACGTTGCTTTCCCGCCTCCTTACGCCATGCCATCTCTTCCTGAACCTGATTGAATGTCGCTGCATCAATAATGGCCTCATGATGATTTTCCACTACATACTTATCCTTTTCTCCATGGTTTATGACCTGATGTTTGGTAATTGGATCTATTACGAAGGTCTTTTGAATGACCAGGTTTCCTTTATATACAGGATTCTGCAACATCTGCTTTATAGTAGAATCCTGAAATAGGTTGCCGTACATCGTATGAGCTCCGATATTGGCAAGCTCTCGCTGTATATCTCTTCGCGTTTTCCCTGCTAAATACCCCTTAAAGACTCTCCGAACAATCGCTGCTTCCTCATTCTGGATAACTAGTTCTCCATCTTTCCATCGGTACCCATAAATGAAGAACTTTGCATGGGGAATTCCTTTTTCGTATTTCTTTTGAAACCTCCACTTGATATTGTCGCTGATAGAGCGGCTTTCTTCCTGAGCAAAGGAGGCAAGGATTGTCAGCATCAGCTCTCCATCACCACTTAGGCTACAAATGTTTTCTTTTTCAAACCAGACTTCGACACCAATCTCTTTTAGGTGCCGAACCGTCTTAAGCAGGTCAACCGTGTTACGTGCAAACCGCTGGATGGATTTCGTAAGAATAATATCAATTTTTCTAGCTTCTGCATCTGCAAGCATACGTTGAAACTCTTTTCTCTTAATAATCTTTGTTCCAGTAATACCATAATCAGCATATACCCCCGCATATTCCCACGCAGGATTTTTCTGTATCAATGAACTGTAATAGCTAATCTGAGCCGATAGGGAATGCTGCATTCTCTCTGACTCTACAGAGACTCGGGCATAGGCAGCAACCCGCTTCCGTTTGGAAATTTCGGTAACCTTCTGTTCTATTTTCCACATTTTCTTTTCCATAGTTGAGCCCTCCTTCCAACTATATATATCACTCTAACCAGTAGAATTATCAAGTGTATAGCCCTCCGAAAAACGGTTGATATTTATGAAGCATTTCCTTCTTGAAGGACTGGTACTCCTTCTTGGTAATAAGTTTATCATTCAACATTTTCCTTGCCAGATTTATCGTTACCTGAAAAGTTATTTCATTAAAAAATAACTTCTTATCCATGGCGGACACCTCCGAACCGGTAAGCAATATAGCAAGCATGAGAGCAGAACTTCCGATGACTATTGCCATAGACAGTGAATGCTTTTCCGCAGGCCGGGCAAGTAAAAGTATAGACTGCCTTCCGCTTCACCAGCGTCAGATGTGCGTTCCACCACTTGTTCCGACAGGCATCACAGCAGAACCGTTTCCGCTTCCGCCCCGGATTCTGATCAATAGGCTTCCCACACTGCTCGCATACTGCTCCATCTATCCTGGTTACCAGACTATGCCGCCGGCAGAACGACTTCACCGTATTGATGGAAATCTGGAGCTGCATCGCTATCCTGCCATACCCTGCCCCAGCTCGGCGCAGAGCAATAATCTGTTGTTTCTGTTCGTCCGTCATGATGGATACCTCCTAAATTTTTGGTCTTCAGGAGTAACAGGACAGAACGGCTATTACTAAGTACTATAAAAACAAAAAAGCCGATACGGAACATCCTTCCCGATGTTCCGTATCGGCTTTTCTCATACAATCTTCTGCTTTGCATCAGCCACAATAGCTTTGACCGCTTGCTGCAGCAAAGTAATATACAGCCTGTTCCGAATCTTCACCCACCAACTGGTGGTGGTCTGGATTTCCACTTCCAGTGGGTCTGTGAGGTTCTTCATCTGCGCTTCCACCAGCTTCTGGATGTCCTCCATGTCGATGGACTTGATGGCCGCTTCGGCTTCGCTCCTGGCAAAAGATACAACCGTATCGGCGACGGCTTTCTTGATTTCTTCACGGTTCATAGTCATTTACCTCCCAAGATCAGTTGTTCATAATCAGTGACACCCCGGGCTACTGCTCTGGCCAGGGCATCCTGGGCAGAGGCCAGGATTTCTTCATCGCTGGGATTAGTGATGAAGGCCAACTCGACCAGGACAGCTGGCATGTCCGTGTTCGTGAGAACATACAGGCCGTTAACGCCGGGCGTTGCGATTTTCACGCCCCGGTCAGTGGTACCGAGAGCATCGACCAGCTGGCTCTGGATACAGTTGGCCAGCATGCTGCCACGATAACTGCCGGTGCAGGCCCAGGTTTCTGTGCCGTTGGCTTCTTCGGCTTCAGCGGCATTGCAGTGGATGGACACGAAGATGTCGGCATCACTGCTATTGGCGGTTTCACAAATTTCATACAGGCTGTCAGATTGAAGCAGTTCTGTTTCTACGCCTGCAGCATTTAGATAGCTTGCAGCGGATTTACCAACGGCCAATGCTACATCACTCTCGCGTAGGCCCGTTTCTTCATTGACGGCACCTGGGTCGGGATGCCCGTTCGGCGCATGGCCGGGGTTCAGGAATACTTTCATTGCTTTTCTTCTCCTTTCTGATGAACAGCGGTTTTCACGGTCCCGCCGATGTAACCGAGCAAGCCAGAAGCGATGGACATGGCCAGCTCGTTGAGGGCATAAAAAATCGCCAAGATCAGTGCCATGACCAGCCCGATGACGACTATGCAATCAGGGATATTCACTTTTTCAAACATACTTACGCTACCACCTTAATCTGTAGTGTCACTTCTGCATTCGATTCCGAACGCTCTTTTAAATAAGTGTATAAAGTATCAGAAATTTTCCCAGACATTGTTGCCCCTAAATCTGTGTCTATATTATATGTCAAGTCTATGATTTCCTTGATCCCCGTTCCCGTTGTGACTTCAGCCTTACAGGCAGCATAGCGCTGTTCTTCTTTTACCAGGAATATCATCCCTTTATTATCCGCATCCTCGGCAACAACAATCCCTTCTATCTTAGGACTGTCCGGACTCTGCGCTAAGGTCATCAGCAGACTTCCTAAAAGGAACTGTGAGCCTTGTCCTTGCAGTGTAAGGTTCACAGTCGTAAAGGGACTGGTGGGAATCAAAACTGCATCCGTGGCACTGACAATCATGCCATCACTAATCGGCATAGACGCAGAAGCATATTGATGATTCGAACTGACAGTGCCCTGTTCTTTACCATTAACTGTGATTTTCCCGACGTAATAATCATTGTCTGCTTTTAGGGTAATATCGAGCATATTTTGATATTCTGTAGCATACACAGCATTTCTATCCGTATCATATTGCATCGATAACTCTGGATGATTGCAGGTAATCGTAATTTTTTGATGGTCTTTTTGCACCAGGGTTATTTTCTTCCGGGTATCCACACCAACAGATACGTTCGCTGTCCCTTCCACCAGTTCCCCATCGGCCGTATAGAACTTTTTTCCCCGAGCAACATCTCCAATTTCGGCTGTCGTATCGGACACTTCACAAAACCTTGCTTTGCCTCCCGCTGTAAGGGGTAATAATATGGATGGAACTTCCGTGTAATTAGCTCCCGCAATCTTAACATCCACTTTCATGGCTCAGTCCTCCTATTCAATGGTCAGCACTTTGGTCAGACTATCCTGGGATACTGCTACAGAGGTCAAGGAACCTGTCACTTTCGCTCCGTTAATATAGGCGGTTTTACCCGACACAATAGTACTCGCAGCTGCGGTAGCATCTGCCGTATCCACCACACTAGCCTTGCCAGCTACTCCCAGAATCGTCACACCTGCCTTGATGTTATCCGCGACCAGCTTGGCTTGTTCCTCGTTCGTGATGGTAACTGCGCCTTTGCCATTATGGTAGCCTGCCGGGATAGTATACGAACCGTCCACCTTGCCAATACGGCCACTGACAGCCCCATTATCTGGCATAGAGCCTGTCACTGAACCGGTTCCCAAGAATGCAGTTTTCCCATTCAGGATATCCACAGATACTGCAGTCGCCCCCGTTGTATCATAAAAAGTGGCGGCTCCCTCTCCTTCTGCTAGTGGAATCGAAACTTGAGGGACTTCTGCATACACTACGGAATTGATTTTTACATTTTTCGCCATGATGTTATTCTCCTTTACTCAACCTTTAACTCATATCCATTGAAGCTAATTCTGCCATAGTTCGACGGAATGGCAGCTACCGTAACCCGCTGCAAGGCATCGTAGCCCGCATCTGGTCGGATGATTTGTTTCTCTTTATTAGGAATGACCACTTTTTTTTGATAATTTCTGGAAGGTACCACCGGCACGGATAGAATCCCTTGCAGAGTATTTATTCCCTTTACAGTGCCTTTATACTTATCCATGGGTTGTTACCTCTCCCGTTATAATAAACGGACTGGGTGGAATGATTGTGTCTGTATACCCAGAGTCCAGCACCAATTCCACATCATACCAATAGGTTCCAAATGGTAGCTGTGCTGTATCTTCTGGTATCAGGATCAGAACACAGTCATTTTCTCGGCGCAGAATACCACTATCCAGATGCTTTTCTATCACTGTCTTTTCATCTGAAAGCTCCCGCTTAACGGTAAAAGTAAGCTGATCATCCGGACCTGGGATAAAGATGGCACCTGTCACCCGGTCCCGAATAATCAGCGTGATTTCAGCAGAATCCCCTCTTGTCAAAAAGAGCCGGTTTCGAATGACCGAAAAACCCATTCTATCACCTCCTACTCATTCTGCCGTTGCTCAATCACATCCAGGCGACGCTGCACGTGCCCCGTAGCTTCTTCCACCCGGGACAGCCGCTCTGCCATCTGCTGTCGTTTGGATTCCGTATCGGATAGTTGCCTGCGCAGATGATCAATGCACTCCTGCAGGCTCCGTACTGATTGATTTAAGGGTTTGATGACGCTGAAATTGAAGATAACGCCGCAGAGCATCAGGACCGATACCAGAGATGCGGCCATCTGTAACCATTCAGCCATATTTCTCACCTCCTATCCCGTCCGTTGGAACATGTACACGACGATGGATGGCTGCATGTTGTTGTGCGGCTGGCCACCACCGGCATTCTCTGTCGTAAAACTGTGGGCATGACTGCCATTCGTCGAAGTCCTGCCGGACCAGGACCGGGCCGCTTCAAAGGACATGACGGACGGGTAATGGTCATGATAGCTGCCGCCTTCATCATTCCAGTTCCCGCGGCCGCTGATGAAGAAGGCCCCGTTGCCGTTGTACCCGCTCTGCACATCACGGCCCCAGAAAGCACCAGTGATATTCATATTTCCCCGGTCATGGTTGTGGTTCCCGGCATCGCCGGTTTTCCCTGTATGGCCATGAGTAGGGATTTCCGCCAGGGTATTGGTGTGCTTCTCTTCGCCCAGCTTGTCCCCAGCCTTGTACATGGTCCCGCTGTCTGCTGCCCCGGCCCCGATCAGGCACCGCCCCATGGCAAAGGCCACCCAGGTCGTACCCGGCCAGTACGTTGCGGGATTCTTCCCGTCCGTAGAAATGTAGATGGCATTGACAGGGAACGGACAAGCCTGGATCTTTGCCACAGCATCTTCGTCCATATCCGCATAAGTGACCTTGCCCCAGCTGCCGTTGCTGTGCAGGACCGTATTCAGCTTCCCCACAGACGGTGACGGGACCATGCCGCTCTGGCCTGCTGTCTTCTCACTGCAGCCGCTGAAATCCGGCAGGGTGATATCCCTCGTGCCATCAAACAGCACCCGGTGAATCTTCCGTCCCATCTGCAGTTTCGACGCACTGGCCGCATTGCCGCTGATGCCGCTGGCATGGGCCTTGGCATCGGTCAGATGAGCATTGATGTCGGCTGCCGTAGCAGAAATCCGCTCATAGAGCCGGGCATCATTACTGACCAGCTGAGACACGGTCCTGTTCTGCTGATTGAAGACGACCGGGTCTTCCGAAAGATACTGAGGGAAAAGCACATCATAATCCAGCGTATTTTCTACAGCTTCTGTCGGCCGGACTTCCTGCCCGGCCCGGTCCGGAAAATCCGCTGACCACTTCTCCTTGATATACTCAGCCACTTGCCGTCACTCCTTTCCCGGATACGATGGTCGCTGTCGAGAACGTTGCCTCGCCATCCCAGTGAATCTTCCCGTTCCAGGAATAGCCCAGATAGATGGCATAGCCCAGATGGGCCGGCTTGTAGATGTCGAGCTGGGCAATCAGCTTCGAGAGCGTTTCCGTATCCTTGTCATTCATAATGCAGTACACCTTGAAATAATATTCTTCGTTCACTTCCTCGATGTGGCCGACACTGTACAGGTTCACGATGGAATTCATGAAATCCACCGTGGATACATCCACATGCTGCAGCTTGAAGAGAATCCGCTGCCTGCGGAATTCGTCGGTATCCCCGTCACCTGGTTTGATGCCCAAGAACGATTCATAGAGTGGCAGTGCCCAGGTGGCTGTGTTCACGAAGAAGTTGTCCGCCAAATCCTGCAAGGCCAGACGCAGACGGTTATGCTCCGTGCTGCAGGTATCCGCCGTCTTCTTGAACATCGGATCTTTCCCCAGGAATTTCGGCAGATAGTCCAGGACATCAATGGGGTGCTGCCTCATCCATTCATTCGCTGACAAGGTTCAGCACCACCTTTCCGACTACCGGGATCTGCTCATTGGTCAGGCGGATGTTCTCCGCCTTGCCGCCGAGTTTCAGGTTCCGATAGTCTGTAATCCCATCCACACTCAGGATGAGCCGGCCAATCTGGGCCAGGCTGACATAGGACAGGCTGAAACCTGTATTCTTGAAATAGGCAGACACAGCGGCCGTCACCGCATCCGCATTGACGGTGCCGTACACTTCTGCCGTAATATCCACGGATACGGGTGCCGGAGATACCACAGTCACGGTAGCCCCGATGGGCCGCTGGGATTCGATGTACCGGGACACTTTCTGAATCAGCTCCTTGGAAGCCGATTCATTCTCTGCCGTCACAATGATGACTTTCACTGTACCGTTCCCGTTCCAGAGCGGGATGACCTTGCAGTTGCCCACCCCATCCACGGACATGGCCCAGGAACGGTAATGGTTGGCGTTGCCGGACGTGATGGGCTGGCGAACCCGGAACAGGAGCCGTGCCAGAAGAGCCGCATCCGTTTCCTCATCGGCCCCGTCCGTGCATTTCTCCGGGTTTATTACGCTGTACACGTTGGGGATGGAATAAGGGATTTCCGTAATCGTCCCCGGTGCCACATTCCCTTTCACCCCTGTATCTGCGGCCTGGACAGCAATGTCTGCTTCCGTTCCGTCAGAGGGAATCGTAGCAGATTCTGTCGTGTAGAACCGCAGCCCGTCTTTCGTCTGGAACAGGCTGCCACGTATGATGTAAGCCCCGGACTGCCCGGTAACCGTCACTTGTCCATTGGCTTTCACGGCCTGTTTCCGCTGGATGCCGAATTCCTCGGCCCGGAGCGTCAGATAGTCACCCCAGGCAGTTTCAGCAAACGCCGCGTCCCGGAGCATGGCCATCTCGGCATAGCTGTTCTCGAATTCCACGGCATTGGTATCAATCATATCCCGGGTAAAAGAACCCTCGATAGCCGTCTTGTCCGTTTCGGTCAGCGTGTGCAGGGTCTGCACCATGCGGCTCTCAATCTGGTCTTTTGTCTGGGCATCGAACAAATTGCTCATGCAAGACTCCTTTCTGCGGCAACCGTGATGCTTTCATCGCTGTAAATGGATGTCACATCCACCAGAATGAACAAATCATCTTTCTCCCGCTTTTCCACATCCACCCGGTTGATCCGGGCAATATAGGGATTGACGATCAGCCCCTCCCGGATGTTCTGGCAGATCTGGTCTGCCGTATAGACGTTGTTGGGCATCGTTCCCTGATAGGGTTCAATAGTAATGCCGTATTCATCATGGTAGGCCAGATACCGGTACCGTTCCGTCATCAGGGCTTTATAAATCCACACCTTGAGAGCTTCAACTTCTGTCACGGTGATATTGTTCCCGTTCTCGTCATAGCGGAACTGGTGCTTCTCGAAGTCATAGCCGTATTCCGAGAGGAGCGGCAGTGTTTCTCTGGCCTTGGCATCCGCGCCGGATGCCAAGGCCACAAAAGGATCAGCCATATCCGTCCAACCTCACAATCTCATCTAAAATCACATACTGCTGGATCTTCCCATTCACCAGCATGGGCATGATGGCGACTTTCATGCCCGGCTTCAAGGTATCCGTAGTAATCACCGAATCGGTATAGTCGTTGTCAATCTCATGGTTATGCGACTGATAGGCCGCATCCCCACTGCCACCTGCCCGGTTCTGGGTAGCCGATACCAGATGTCCTTCAGCTGTTCTTCCATAGCCTGCCAGAAGATAATGGGAAATCCACAGTTCCTCTTTCGTCAGGATGATGCCGTTGTATTTCACCTTGATGTCCGGTGGGGATTGGAGTATCTCGCCAATCTGGATGGATGGGCTGTTGCTGCTCCTCGATACCTGCTCCATAAGGTTCAGCAGGCTGATATATGGATTTTTCTGCATTTCCCGTCACCCCCTTGACGTCTTGATGATGGTCGCCGGATAATAGTCGCTCCCCATGTCGATGCTCCCTTCGTAATGATGGAAACAGCCGTACACATTAGAGCTGTTGCCCCAGCATCCGCCGTTGCCGTCATAGACCACGACATGCCAGTTCGGATCCGGCTTGCTGTAGCGGTTGTACATGATGATGTCGCCTTTCTCCAGCTGTGCCGGGTCGTAGGGAATCGCCAATCCCTGGGCTTCGGCATCGGCCCGGAGCTGGTCGCATCCTTTGACGTTGCTGTTATATTCCTGCGCGGCAAAGGGCGAATACCCGGCAGCGGCAACTGTTGCCCGGTCCACGCAGCCATTGGAGCCATAAGGTGAAACGGTGCCATCGAAATTCTCCATGCACGAATCCACCACATCGCCTCCGGCGGCATTCCCGCTCATGGACGCCCCGCTCCGGCTGCCCGAAGCGGCCGCTGCAGGCGGCACGTAATCGGGGTTCGCATTATAGGACGCACTGTCGAGTTCCTGCTTCTGCTCATCCAGCAGTTTATGGAAGACCAGATGCAGCTCCATGGTATGCCTGTTGCCCTCAATCCGATGGCTGTCCGATTTGATGAAGAACCGCCCTTTGAGCTGTTCTTCCTGGATATCCACGGAAAAGCCGGCAATGCACTGGATATGGCCGAGCGCCTTGACGGACATATCATGGGCAACGGTCTTCAGCATGGCCCGGGCCTGCGAGGCATCGTCCTGCTTGGGGTCGGCCTTGCAGATGGCCTGGATGGTGCCGAATCGTGCGATGTCGGTGCCATTCGGCATCTCGCCTTTCGTCTGGCCCGCACTGTCTACGACCACCACTTTCGACACCATGTCTTCGATGGACTCGGACACAGATGCCCCGGTGAGATTCGTTTCATCGCTGATGAGGAAGTTCTCCACCACCTGGTCATTGGTACAGACCACATTCAGCTTCCCGTCCGTCATGTAGATATGATACCCCTTGCCATCCTGTGCCGACTGGTAAAACAGCGCCTGCTTGATGGCATCGGTCGCTGAGATGTCATCGGCGATGAAACTGCATACCACGGAAAGATCCGGCATCATCCCGGCTTCGATGGAAAAGTCATGGATGGTCTGCCGGATGGCATCAGCCACGGTCACATTGGCGTATTTCCGGGTAATGCGGGATTTTGCCAGATAGATGATATTGTCGAAGGCCACAAAGCGCATGGCATAGGACTCGCTGTCCCGGCTCCGGGAAAAGATGCGCCCCTGGAAAACGGGGTACGTCTCCTGCGTGACCTCATCGGTATAGGAAAGACACACTTCATCTCCCAGCTCCAGAACGGCATTCGTCCAGTCCTTGTCTTTCGTGGTATAGGCGATATCAAATTCCAGCTTTCTTCCGGCCTGCTCCACATCGCCCGACCAGGTATAAGAAAGGGCATAGGCAGACAAGTCCGTGTTCTGCGGTTTGTCTGCCTGCTGGTTTCCCGTATCTGCCTTATTTATCTTTGCCAACTGGAACATTTTCATCATTCCTTTTCAGGTTCATGGTCGTCAGCCGAATGATGTCCCCCGCCGATAGGCCGCCGCTGCGGATGATGCTGCGGTAGACCTGGAACTTGGAGAACTGCTCCTTATTGAGCGTGACCGATTTTCCGACGGCCCGGCCCACGACATTGCCGATGCTGTCGCCCGGATAATAGGTGATATTCTTCTTCATCTTCTGCCAGAATGACTCAGGGCGTTTCTTCAGCCCCGTTGCCGGGTCCGTTTTCCCAGTTTCCGCCGCTGTGACATAGCGGTATTCCGTCAGCGCCAGTTCATAATACACATCACCGCTGCCGTCCTTTTCCCCGAACTTGAAGGAGCTGATCAGGCAGGGCATGGAGATGGGTGTATCCGATACCGTGAGCTGGCAGACCTCGCCGCCTGTACGCATGGATTCCAGTTCGGCGATATAGGTATAAGGCGACATCGTCATCATGGCAAAGGGATAATCCTGGGCGGGGAAAAATCCCGCCAGCGTCAGGGACTTCAGCCCGGTCCTGCCTTTCATGAGATACTCCCCGTAATTGTTGATATTCACCGTGCCATGATTCGTATTGACGGAAACCATCAGTTCCGAAGGCAGCACGGGAAAGGTCACGACAGAGCTGCCCGCAGCCAGGGAAATCGTCAGATCCTGTGACGCCTGCCCGATGGCATTCAGGATGGATTCTAAGAATGAAGCCATCAGATGGTCGCTCCTTTCATGCGATTCATACCGTACAACCGGATCTTTTCCACCAGCTTATCAGCTATGGCGTCGATGTCCTGCTCGCTGCGGACGTTCATCGTGTCGATGCAAATAGTGATGGAGTGGCTGCCTGCGTGCATGGCCTGCCGGATGCTTTCATCATGAGGAATCACGGTACTACCGTTTGGCAGGTGGACCAGCTCGCCCCGGCGGTCTTCGTTGATGACCGCAAAGCCGCCGCCAAAGTTTTCGACGCCTCCGGCAAAATGGCTGATGGGTTCAATATTGAATCCCACATGAGTCGGCGCCCCGCCTGTCAGAGACGGGATGTCAATGGACAGGCCGTTGACGCTGGCAATAAGTCCGTTCACCTGGTCGATGACCCAGTTCACGCCGCTCCGGAAAGTATCCTTGATGCTCTCCCAGATGCTGGAAGCCGTCTCGCTGATGCCGTTCATGGCCCCGTCCCAGACCGAAGCAATCCATTGCATCCCGGCATCCACAGCATCCGACACCGCCTGGATGGCCTGTTCGATATACTGAGAAACTGTATCCCAGTTGCTCCAGAGGAGATACAGCCCTGCGATGACGGCAGCGATGACAATCAGGATTGAATTGGCCATCGCTGCTGCGCCGACTGCCCGGATAACGGTAATCATCATCCTGCCCACGGTCAGGAACGTACTGCCCATGCCTTTGGCAACGATGGCGATGCCTCTTGCCACCGTGACGAGGCCCTTGAACTGGGCAGCCAGATACTTCGATACGCTCCCGGCCCTGCTGATGCCCGCGGCGATGGAGCTGAACGTCCCAAAGGCCCGTCCGCCTATCGTCAGCACCCGTCCCAGGGTGGAACCGAAGAGCTGGAAGGACACGATGCCGAAAGCCACCTGGCCGATCAGCGTCTTCTGCTCCGGCGTCAGCGACCGGAACCAGGCCGCCAGTTCCTTCACCCGCAGGGACATGGTCTTGAAATAAGGGGTAAAGGAAACAGCCAGGTCCATCCCGGCATTCTTCAGCTGGTTCATAGCAATCTGCATCTGCTCCGACGGGGTCAGCATCTTCTCATAGGCTTCCCGGGTCATGCCGGCAGACTGGGCCATCTGGTCCATGACCTTATCGAAATCCCCGGCTCCCTTACCCGTCAGGACCAGGATGCTGTTCAGACCCTCGACAGAACCAAAGAGCTGGGCCATCTGTTCGGCATCACCGCCCGTGGCCCGCTTCACTTCGCCCAGGAACTTCAGCCATCCTACGCTCTGCAAATGAGCCGCGTTGAACTCAAGACCCAGGGACTGAGCCAGTTTCGATGCTTCAGAAGACGGCTTCAGAATGTTGCTGTAGGCCGCCTTGAGTCCTGTAATGGCCTCGCTGGTCCGGATACCGTTCTTGGTCAGGACGGCGATGGAACCGAACAGTTCCTGGGTGCTGACATTGAGCTGTGCCGCAATGGGGATGACGTTGCCCATGGACTGGGCCATCTCGCCAAAGGATGTCTTGCCGAAGTTCTGTGCCAGGAGCATCTGGTCCGTCACCGCCGTGGCTTCTTCTGCCGATTTACCATAGGCATTGAGGACGGTCGTGACGCCGTTTACGGCAGTTGTCGTATCTGTGAACCCGGCCTTGGCGGCGATGGTCATATCCTTGACAAAGCCTACAGCATGGCCGGCATCGACACCCGCCGAGATGGCCTGGTAGACCGATTCGGAAAGGTCGGCAACGCCTGCCCCGGTCTCATCGCTGACAGCACGGATTTCATCACTGACCTTCTGCATGGAAACGACCGTCGTATCCACCAGAGTCGAAATTTTGGCGATGCCATTGGCAAAGTCGCTGTGCAGCTTGAAACCTGCCGTCGTAGCCGCCAGGATAGGTGCCGACAGCAGGGCCATCTTGTCTGACATACCGGAAATCTTGCTTCCCGTCTGCTCGATGCTCTTTGCCGTCCGTTTCTGGATACGCTCATGCTCCGTCAGCTTGTCCGACAGGCCGCTGATCGATTGTTTTGCCGCCGCCATCTGGGCCTTCATGGTTCCCAGGCTGGCATTGACGCTCCGCACCGTCGGCGTGAACAAATCCCGCAAACGGATAGCAGCATCGATGACGTTATTGGCCAATAGATATCACCTCTCAATGTTGTTACAGCTATAAAAATATAGTAAGATAAAAGAAATCTATCTTTACGGAGGAATTCCAATGCGCTATTTCAATGAAACAGAAAAAAGATTAGCTGAACGATATCACCATATGGGGCTTGGAACTTGCAAAATCTGTGAAGAATGTCATAAGAGAGAGCGTTTATCCTTGCCGATTGGCTGTTGGTGCGTAGGTTCCGATTTTAATAAAACTTCCAAGAGAATTCTATTTGTCGGTAAAAATGCCAGAAACAATCCCGGCACGATTGAAGACG